GTGGATAGTGAAAAAAAATCAGGAGTAGAAACCAGAGTTATTTTGAAGAAAGGAGTGAGTTATCACGGTCGATATTTTGGATCATATGATCTGGCCGGTTACGTTGGTGAGACAGTTACTATATGTGAAGCCGACCAGATCAGCAACGATGTTTTAGTCTGCAGCATCGGAGACTATCAGTTCAATCTGGTTCCCTGGGGTTCCAAATAAAGAAATGAATTTTTCCCAGGGAACCAGAATGTCATCAATCAGCACTCCCTTTTCACTCGTGAAGCCTACAAGTGTATCGTGCGTCATGCTGAATCCGGTTGTTTTGCTGCCGGAAAGGTATCTGGTAGAGAGGGCTTTTCTTATTTTTTTGCTCAACAGTGTGAGCGCCTCAGACTGGCATGGAGATGAAGCACTCAGGTCATATCCATTGTTTTGTGGATCAACCTCCCTGGCAGATACGACGTGCATATCCTCAATCATTGGATGGTGCAGGCTGATAACAAAATTTCTAAGAACACCTGCGCAATCCTTAAAAGACTCTTCAATTGGGAATTTGATTTGTTTGTACATGTTTTTCCCCCTGTGTGAAATGTTTTTGGGCCCCACACCCTTTCCTTGCAGAGTAGCGCAGGGGGGAATCTTTTCAAAGGAATAAGATGGTTAAGCAGCTGAGTTTATTTAATCAACCGAGTTTGAATATTAACCGTGATCTGAAGGAGGCTATGGCTTCGGCGGTAAAGCGGAGCGGGTTGTCGCGTGAAGAGGTTCTGGACCAACTGAACCAGCTGGCTGAGCGGTACGGGGTGCATCTGATGAAGGGCAACGGCAAGGGGTTGACGATGGTCACTTTTGAGAAGTGGCTGAACCCAGGCGCCCGTGAATATGTGCCGTCCCCCAATGCCTTGCTGGTGTTCTGCGGTGTCCTTGAGGACATGGACCCGATGCGGGTGTTGATAGCGCCGCTTGGGGCAAAGATTATCACAGACAAGGAAGTTGTAATACTGGAATGGGCAAAGGAATACCAGAGCGCGAAAAGGTCTAAGGCCAGAATGCGCAAGCTGGAAGAAAAAATATAAGGAGCAAACACATGAGAATAGAAAGCACGCAACATTCCGGAGAGATTGAGGAAAAACCATTGAGCACTCCAGAGATGCAGCTTCTCGCAGAGTTGGAATCTGTGATTTTGGAGAACCTGAAGGGATATGTCAAAGTTGGTGCAGCACTGGCTGAAATACGGGAAAGACGGCTCTACCGCACCGAACACCAGACTTTTGAGGAATACGTTAAGGACGTATGGGAGATGCCTTTTCAGCGAGCGTATCAGCTTATCAATGCAACAAAGGTTGTTGATAACCTGAAATCTACTTCCGGACTTCTTAGCGAAGAAAACTCAACAATTGTTGAGTTTTTGCCAGTCAACGAATCGCAGGTTCGACCGCTTGTACCATTCGCCCCAGATGAACAGGTTAATGTCTGGATATGTGTGCTCAAGACTGCCAGAGAGGAAGGTGTCAAGGTGACAGCTGCCCTGGTTGCCAGATGTGTGATGGAATATAAAGGCCAGGCCTTGAAGAAGGAAATAGAAAAATCAAAAAAACATCCGTCAGACCGGGCAACCGCTGAGCGTATTTCTGCCAGTTTTAAGGAGTCCTTTGAGGACTTTTTAGCAGCGATTGAGCAGGAACTAAAAGAGCAGTGGCAACACACCAGCAAAACCGCAGTGGTTACCAGGCTGAAGGCATTGTTGGCGGCTGCAGAGGAACTGTAAAGGGGAAATGATGGAACGAAAAACGGACAAGGACAGCAAAAAAAGGCGAAGCAAGGCCCGTGGCTGGATGGCTGAAAACGGTATCCGTCAGCGAGATATACAGCGAGCTTTGCGTCAACGATCACTCACCCAGGTATCAGAAACCATGTGGGGCCTGCGTGATGACAGGCGGGTGTTGGCGCATTTGCTGCAGATCGGCTGTCCTGCCCGTTATCTTGAACTTCCAGAAGACTTGCTGGAGGCAGCGGCATGAGACAGACAGCAACTATTAGTGAAATAGCACTGGCAACAGGCAAGCATGAGACCACTATCAGGCGGAATCTTGCCAAGAAAAGCTGTTCTCATATATGGCGGACCGGTCAGAGCGGAAATGAAAAGCATTTTTTTATATCTCTCCTGCCTGAATCGTACCGGATCGCTCTAGTGAAGGAACGTGCCTTACCAAAACCGACAACAACCGCGGGTTATCCTCTCCATGCCGGGGAGGCAGCGGCGCGGAAGATCATCGGCGAGCAGGCCGAAAAGCGGGAGCTGGCATTGATTGCCAAGGAAGCCGGGCTGGCTGCTTTCGATCTGCTCAGCGATGACCAGAAAGCGATTGCCAATGCCAGATATGATTTTATCAAAACCTGCCAGACATTCGTACAAGCGGCCGGCATCAAGCCCAGACGCGGGGCACAGCGCAGCCGTGTTGGTGAGGAACTGTTTCTGGAACAATACAATAAGAATAACATCACCCTGGATGATGCAGTCCAGGCGGTTGCCGGAAATACTGTCAGCTGGTCAACCTATAACAGATGGATGCGGGCTTTTAACCAAGGCGGTCTGGCGGCACTTTCCAACAGCTATCACAACCCAAATAAAGGCCGGTCAAGCCTCTCTGCAGACCAGCAGAAAACAGTGATAGAAATCATGATTAAAAACCCTGCAACCAGCGGTGAGAATATCCGCAAGGCACTGCTGGGCAGGTATCAAAAAGAAGTCCCAAGCGTTGGGGTCATCAGGCGTTATCGAGACCTGTGGATTGCGCAGAATCAGGAATTCTGGCTGTTTCTGACTAACCCGGACGAATGGCGTAACAAGAAAATGTTTGCCTTTGGCTCGGCCTCTGAAAAGGTCACCAGCCTCAACGGCCTGTGGGAAGCGGATTCAACCCCTGCAGACCTGATGCTGAAAGACGGCAGGCACTCTCTGATCGGTATGATTGACGTTTGGTCACGGCGGATGAAGCTTTTCGTCTCCAAAACATCACGGGCAATTGCTGTCATATCCCTGCTCCGCCATTGCATCCTCGGCTGGGGCGTGCCGGAGATACTGAAGACCGATAACGGCAAGGACTATATCTCCAAACATGTGGTGCGGGTGTTGGACAGCCTTGACATTGAGCAGGTGCTCTGCACACCGTTCAAGGGCGAGGAAAAACCGCACATGGAACGCGGTTTCAGGACATTTCTGCACGGGCTGGTAGAGCTGATGCCCGGATATATCGGGCATAACGTGGCAGAGCGCAAAGCGATCGAAGCCAGGCGCACCTTTGCAGACCGCGTCATGAACAAGGGCAGCGACCCGGTACAGGTAAACCTGACCAGTCAGGAGCTGCAGGAGATCTGCGATAAATGGACGGAAAACGTGTACCAGCACGACAAACACGGCGGTCTGAACGGCAAAAAACCCATTGAAATGGTACGCAGCTGGCAAGAGCCAATCCGCCGGATCAGCAACACCAGGGCGCTTGATCTCCTGCTGATGCCAGCCCCGGACGGTAACGGTATCAGGGTGATCGGCAAGAAAGGCATACAGGTTGAAAACCGTATGTACCAGTCACCTGATTTTGCCGGGCATATCGGCGACAAGGCGCTCATCCTGCTCGATCCGGTCGACCTGGGCACAGCCTATGTCTATCTGATGCAGGAATCAGGAGAGAAAAAGTTCCTCTGCGCTGCCATAGACCCGATTTTCACAGGCATAGACCGCAAGGAATTCTACACCAAGGCCAAAAATCATCAGGCAAAAATGATGCGGGAGCGAAAACGCCAATTGATACAGGACACCAAAAGCGAAGGAGAGCGGGAAGCCTTCCGCGAATATATCGACTACCGGGAAGCACAGGTGGAAAACATTATTAACCTGCCTCAAAAATCAACGGAACACACATCTGCAGGGCTGGAAGAGGCATACAGAGCACTGGATATCATCGATAACCAATACTCAAGTAAAGACCCGGCACAGCTGAGCGAGGCAGATGAACAGAAAGCCATGCAGATACTGGCAGAGACAGCGCCGGAACCACAACCGAAATCAGTAAAAGTAGTGGATGCAAGAGGTAATTTTCACCAGAAAAAAATCAAGGACGCAGACCAGTCAGGCTGGGAAAATCTGGATGGCTGGGAACGGTTTGAATTTCTCCAGACAATGCCAGCACTCACAGACACCCAGCAGAAATGGATTGAGTATTACAAGACCACCAGCGAATACCTGACACTGCAGGATATTTATGAGAATGATGCTTATCCAGGGGCATTTTAAAGAGTCAAAAAGACAATAAAAAAAGCCGTGTTGGCGCACGGCTTATAACAAAAAACAGAGGATTAGCCCCCTCAACTCTTCGGAGGATTGTAGCACATGCGTGTTAAAACGACAATCACCAAAAATATCAAAGCCTATCTGGTGGCCATGGGAGCGCAGGAAGAACGCACCCTGAATGTGGAAGGCATGTCCCTTCTGCGTGGACGCCCAGGCGAAGGCAAGACCTGGGGAACCGCTTTTGTCTGCAACCGGGTCAACGGCGTTTTCGTCCGTGCCCTGCGCACATGGTCGACCAGCTCCATGCTGGCGGCAATGGTCAACGAACTTGGCGGCAAGCCATCACGATTTATCAACCCGATGTTTGATTTTGTGGTCAAGCAGCTCAAAGTCACCCGCCGCTGTCTCTTTATTGATGAGGCCGATTATCTCACTGAGAACATGATAGACGTAGTCCGCGATATATACGACCTGTCCCGCCGTCCCATCGTCATGATCGGCATGGATGACATCACCCGTTCTCTTGCCACCAACGAACGCTTTATGCGCCGCATCACCCAGGAAGTCCACTTCAAGCCGCTGGATAGCACCGATACCAGACTGGTCTGTGACGATGTCTGCACAGTGCAGGTGGCGGATGATCTGCTGGCCAAGCTGCATACGGAATCCGGCGGGAATATCGGCCTTGTTTCCACCGGGCTGTACAAGATAGAGCGCCTCGCGAAAAACGCGAACAGCGACAGCGTGGATCTTGCAGCATGGGGACAGCGCCGTCTGTTTTTCGATTCGAGGAGCGTTTAATGGCCGGTAAAAAAGGGATGAAAAGGAGTGGTGGCAGGACAGCACGAGCCAGGGCATGGACGTCCATGCGAATTTTCAGGGTGTTCACCGCCCCTCAGATTGCGGCAACAGCCGAGATATCCATGGACAATCTCTGGCGATACCTCCGGGCATTAAAACAATGGGGCTATGTAGAGATAATCGGCACAGTCGGCAAGGCAGCTGAAAAGGGATATGCCCAGAAACTGGAACTGATGCAGGATACCGGGCCGCAATATCCAGTACCTCGCAATAATGGCAAACTGTGGGACCCAAACACCGGCGAAACCCTTGGAGGTGATGATTGATGGACTGGGAATATCTGCTGCAAAATGCAGTGACAGAAAGCTCACAGGCTGCGGTAGCCAGGCGCCTTGGATACAGTGCATCTGCCATAAATCAGGTACTGCACCATAATTACCAGGGCAACACCGAGCGGTTGGCTGCAAAGATCATAGAGGTGTACGGCAATGTCAGTGTGGTATGTCCAGTGCTTGGCGCCATCAAGCTGGGACGCTGTGCACTGGAGCGGTCAATGGAATTTTCCACCGCCAACCCGACCAGGGTGGAGTTGTGGGACGCCTGCCAAACCTGCGAAGCGTATATAAACTGACCAGATAAAACAAAGGAGGAATACATGGAACAGATAGATAATAAAGTGGTTGGAATACTGACAGGGATTGCAGAGCTGCAGTCTGACGCACTGATAATTAACAACCACAAACTGCAGGACCGGCTCAAGGTAATGAAAATGACCACGCTGGAACTGTTTAAAATGCAGGGAAAGATGAACAACCATACCATCAGCGGATACCGCAATGACGCAGAAGCACATATGCTGAGGCTGGTGGAGCTGATTGACGAATACAAAAAAGGCTCAACAGACCACACCCTGTTTACTATCGGGCTGGCGGCAGGCAATCTGTCAGTACTGATCCAGCACGTTTTTGAACTGCGGAACGAAGCTGGTTTGCAGCGGATCTGTGAGGAACTAGAACGGACAAAGGAGAAAACACATGCCTGAAATTACAATGCCGCAAGGATATATGCAGGACACTATGGGGCGGCTGGTGCCTGACGAAATGGTCAAGGAGATAGACCGCACCAGACATGAGCTGGTGATGGATTTGGTGCGAATGGCGCTGAGCGTCAACACCGGATTGAAGAAATTCAAGGAGCACGCTTTCACGGAAATAGCGGCTTTCTCCGATCTCTCAGCGATGGAATACGGCAGAGAATACGGCGGTGAAAAGGGGAACATCAGTCTGCTGAGCTATGACGGCAAGTACAAAATACTGCGTGCAGTCTCGGACACCTTTAATTTTGATGAGCGGCTGCAGGTAGCAAAGGGCCTGATCGATGAGTGTTTGCGGGAATGGGGTGGAGAGGCCAGACCGGAAATAAGACTGCTGATCAATGATGCCTTTCGGGTTGACAAGAAGGGCAACGTCAACACGCAGCAGATCCTGTCCCTGCGTAAATTTAACATCAAAGACGCACGTTGGCTCCAGGCAATGGAGGCAATCAACGACAGCCTGACCGTTGCCGGCAGCCGGATATATCTGCGGGTGTATGAGCGGATAAAGGGGACTGACCAGTGGAAACAGATAAGTCTTGATATTGCAGGAGTATAAGGCGAAATCCTGCCCAAATGGGCGGGATCGTCGGAGTGTGGTTGCTCCGGCCTGATGATGCCAGCCGATGATAAACGAAAAATTAAATTGAAAAATATGAAACTGATATGTCCATCATGTGGAGCTGTTGCCGGGGCCGATGCCTGGGAAAATGACGCCGCAGCCAGGGAAATGCTGAAAGCGGCCTGTGAGTTGCCGAGCGGCTTGCAACCGGTATTGCTCGGATATTTGAGTTTGTTTCGGCCAGGCAAGTCGGCGCTGAGCTGGAAAAAGGCGTTGCGCGTCACCAGGGATCTGGCCGCGCTGGTGGCAGCTGGTCATGTGCAGGTACAGGGAAAGGTGTCCCGTCCATGCCCGGTGCGGATCTGGGCCACCGCAATCGAACAGATGGTGGAACGGAGAGGATCGCTGCAGCTGCCGTTGCCCAATCACAATTATCTGCGCCAGATTGCCTGGAGTCTGGCGGATGCTGCAGATGCCAGAAATGAGCAGGTTGCCAGGAGCAATGAAGTGACAGGCCATCGGCGTGATCAGCAGGCAGGCGTAGAGGAAATATCGCCGATTATGAAGCAGTATCTTGAGAAACATGGCGATCCGTTGAAAAAGGTATCTGGAGGAATAAACCATGCCAAGTAAAAATGATCTGGCAAAAATCCATATTGCAAAAAAGGAACTGAACCTGACAGATGAAGTATACCGGGCCATTTTGCATGAGCAGTTTCGGAAGGAATCAGCCGCTCAATTGACGCCCATGCAGGTTGGCCGTCTGCTCAGACATTTCCAGAACCTTGGCTGGAAGCCGAAAAGACAGCGGAGCCTGCCAGGTATTGAAAAGGCATCAGACCCCATGTCCCGCAAGATCAGGGCGCTGTGGATAGAGCTGCACAAGGCCGGGGTGGTGCACAACAGCTCGGAGCAGGCGCTGCTGGTTTTCGTGCAGAAGATGACCAAAGTTGCCCGGCTCCAGTGGTGCAGTGCTGCCCAGAAAGCTGTTGTGATTGAGGCCCTCAAGGATTGGGGCAAAAGGAAAGGAGTGGAGCTTGTCTAAGTATATCACCATACCGCCAGAGTATTATCCTGAGATACAGGAACTGCCGGGAGAGCTGCGCTGGATGGCCGAGGTGATTGAAGAACAATTACCTGGCCGGGGAGTAGAGCTTGTTTTGATCTTTGCCCAGTTGTTTGGTGGTGGGCCTGTTTATATGCATAAAATTGATGGATTGTTACGTCAGATCCGAGACGATGCGATCCGGAAGGAAGCGGATGCTGGTGTTCCGCAAAAAAAGATATCTGTAGAATTTGGGTTGTGCGCCCGTCATATTATCAGGATTTTGAAACAGCCTGGAACGATGGAAGACAGGCAGATGAGTTTGTTTTAACGCCATCAAAACACGTGCCTTGCGGCATCTTTGGAGAACGATAGAGTTCACCGGAGCCGCGCTGTTTGCGGCATCCGGTGAAACGACAGGTTATAAAGCGATTTTTAAAGGTTAGAAATCATGGCTGTTTCGATTTTTGCAATATCTTCTGCGCTGAGTATTGTATGAGCGTGCAAACAAAACCATCTTGCGCCATCCATCTGCCTGGGCTTTTGCCCGCCTGTGTATTTTCTCACCTGCCTGGAGCCACTAAGGTACATCATTCTTGCGGCGTCGCTCCCGGTAATGTTATTCTTCTGCAAAAACTCATGCACGGCTCGCGCATCTCATAAGCTATGCGCGTTGCATCAACCGATTTACCAGCAGCCCTGAGAGTATCAATTTCGGCCATAACAGCGGCGCGGTGTGCCTGGCAAAGCAGGACTCCGCCGATAGCCGAAAAAGCGTTATCTCCGCAGATAAAACATTCTTTTTGCATAATAGATTACTCCGTGAAAAGATGCCCCGCCGGAGCGGGGCTATTTGCAGTTTACCACCTGATTTCGGCAGGGGCATTTTTGCTGATGTACTCAGCAATACCTTTGTTGATGCTTGTCGATGGAGTGGGATTGCTACCGCTCCAGTAGTTGCGACGCTCAGGGTTTATGCCAGCCTGGGAAAGAGCATTTGCCCACCAGCCATACCCGCCGGCCGACTGATTGTGGCATGTTGCGCCATTGTGGCATTTTCCCTTGCAATTTCTGTGGTCGTTTGTGCGGGATTTTTTGATTGCGGGGAGATTGTCGTTGATCCAACTGACACGTTGTTGGGTTTTGCTGATCTTCATGGTTTCCTCCATGGTTGTTTGGGCCGGGGTGATTCCCTTCCCTTTGTTACTTACTTTTAGGCCCATTGGGCCTAAAAGTCAAGGGGGAAATTGCATATTTTTTTATTTTTTTTATCGGCTCGAAAACCGCTGGGGTGGCCGAGCTTTATAACGCCGAAATACACCGCGCGGCTGAAGGCCGTCCGGTGGGATGACTTATTAAATGCCTTTGGAGGGCAAAATTATGACACTTGAAGAATTGTTGCGGATGACTGTACCTGGCCAGGACAAAGGTGGAAACGACATTAAAATTACCCCGGATTTCCGGCTAGCGGTGCAGACGACAAGGGCAATGGTGAGCGGTGAACCTGCGGTGCACATCATCATTCATCCGATTGGCCACAACGGGGAAACTCTTGACTTCGCGGTGTGCGGTAACACCCTGATTGAGATTCCAAACACGGCAGAACTGATGAAAAAGACTGGGATTGAATTAAGCATATGAGGCCACCTGCGGTGGACTTTGAACGGGGATCGAAGAACGCGGCTTTAACCTACAGGAGACAAGATATGGAATACAGTGCAATGAATGTGCAGCAACGGGCCGAATACCTGCTGGCGAAAGGGGTTGAGGCGAAGCTTGATATCGACCCGGAAACGCTGGCGCCTGGCTACGCAGCGCACGCGATTGGCGTGGGGAAACTGCCTTGCGGCTACCACGACAGCGAGCAGGCCGCGATTGATGCCGGGACGGCTTGGCTACGCGATAAGGCTACGCCTCATAACGATCAGCGCACCTGAACCATGGGAGAAAAAACTATGTTTGGAACGACGGAAACACAAGCGGCGGCAAGTGCCGAAAGTGCTCGCTCCATGGTTCCAGGTGTAGCGCCTGGTTATGCCGGTTTTGATGATGTGATTGATTTTCTGGACCGCATATCGGATGGCCGCTGGGAATCCAATAAGGTACTGGTCGATAAATTCCAGCAGACAAGAATTGAAAAAGCTATGACAGGAGTGCCGGGAAAATGAAAAAAACAGTTTTTGATGATTTTGAGAAGGCCACACTGATTGCCTTTATCCAAGAGCAAGGGTACTTCCTGCGGTACAAAAAAGATGAACTCCTGCGAAGGCTCAAGTACCTTGAGTGGGACCGGAAAACAAGTCAGGTACAAAAGGTGATGGATAGGACGGTCAAGGCCATGCAAGAGATCGACAACTCAACCATCACGGGTAGGATTAAATGGTTTGAGGCAATCAGGGAATTTGATAAAGCCGTCGAGACAGGTAAAGCGATAGATAAGAAGTACCAGATTTGAGGCCACCAGCGGCGGCCTCAAAACTTGATTGAAAATCGGAAGGCTCACCGCCGTCTGCGTGAGCCGTTTTGTTAGGCCATTTGGCACATAACTTAAGGAGCAAACCATGCCACTTACCGCTACCCTTGATATGATGCGGAGCCTTAAGGGGGGCTCGCAACTCAAGGTGAAGAGATCGTTTGACGATTTCTTTGCCGACCGCATCGTTCAGTCAACATCCGAGCCGACCTTGCTTGATGCCATCGAGAGGCTGGCCAAGACCATGGACTCCAGTATTGAGTTGGTGGGTGGAAAGCGCACCGCCGCTTTTATGGCGTCCGCTAACTCCGCTCAGGCCCCGGCTATCCTAGCTTGGTTGCGTAAGCATCCACGCATTGCCGCCATGATCTCGGCCCTCCGTAACGAAGATGATTATCAGGTGGCCGTTGCTTCCATCATCTTGCCGCCAGTTTCGAGCGATGAGCATACGGCCATAGCCACCCAACCAAGTTTTGACGTGGCCATTACCGCCGAACTGCTGGCACCATTGGCCCACGGTGCCGATGGCAAGGCCGGAAATGCCACCCTATTCCGCCGACGGCAGGTGATCACTCCAGGCGGCCAAGTGATGGAGCTGCCGTTTTATGCCGGAAACGCTATCCGGGGCCAGATCCGAGACCTTCTAGCAGACCATCTTTTGCGTTCGCTTGGACTTATTCCGCGCAAGGATAAGCCTCCGGTGGCGCTTTGGTTCTTCCACGTGATATATGCTGGCGGGGTACTTGAGGAGCAAAGCAAGATAATGGCTGCCATCTCCAAGGAGCTTGGCAAAAACGGATCACTGCGCACGGACGGCATCCGCCGTATCCGCGACATGCTGCCCTCTCTGTCCCTGCTCGGATCGGCCATCGGCAACAAAGTATTGCCTGGCCGGGTTTACGTCAACGACTTGCGCCCGCGCTGCCTGGAGTGGGGCACCGGCACCATTACAGCCGCCGAGTTGATGGAGTGGACCTTCCTGACCCGCCGCGAGGATTACGAAGGGCGCACCGCCGAAGATGAGCACACAGGCATGATTGCCAATACCGAGTGCATCAAGGCCGGGGCCGTGCTTACTGGTGGCATTGACATCGACACACATGCCAATGACCTGGAGCGTTCCTCTCTTGGTTGCGGCCTGGCCTTGCTCAAGGAGCGTGGATTCCTGGGCGCAGAAAACCGCCGGGGCCTGGGAAAGGTTGACCTGGTCATTGAAGGAGTTCCAGACCAACAGCCCTATTTAGATTGGCTGGAGAATAATCAAGGTGAAATCAAGGCCTACCTCACGGAAATAGGAGCCATCCATGCACCCGGTGCAACTGATAGCGCAAGCGATTTATAGCCTTGAGGATTGCCCTGCTTTGCCAGTGGCCATAGCCACGGGCATATGCGCCGTGACGGGCGACGAGGGCGCCACCATCCCGCGCAAGGAGTTGCTCGGCAAGTCCTTTACCGATGGGGCCTTACTAAAGGCCCCTCAGTCTGACCGAGTGAGCGTCGAGGCCTACACCGCCTTGGCCTATAAGTGGGAGCGTATGAGCTCCTGGATCTGCGATGGCCATACTTTCCAGCGCCTTGACCGGCAAGGGGTACGGGCTGCTGTCTTTGGCCCGGCCCCTTCCGATCCGTGGACCGCTTACGCTACCACCAGCTACAAAAAACACGGCGCGATGCGGGCCAGGGTCAATGGCCCAGGGCAAAGGGTATGGCTCTTCGAATCTCGTTTGGTCGATTGCTCGGACAGCGGTCAAATGCAAGAGGTATGGCAACGGCTTAATGCCGTACTGCGGCAAGGATTTGGCCGCTCGGTGATCGAGTCCCTTAATTGCCCTCCGTGGTTGATTAAGAAAAACGGCATTAAGGAGTGGCTGGCGTTTGATGAGTGGGCTCGGCCACGGTACAAGTCGGCGCTCTACGCCTTTATGTGCTACCTGTTACCGAGCCAAGAGGAGCTAAAGAGTGAGCAAGCTGGATGACCAATTGGCAGATGGCCGGATCATGGCCAACCTGCCACAATATCGGGGCAAGGAAACCGCGCTGATAACCAACGTCTGCCGGTTTATAGATCGAATTGAAAGCCCATATCTCTCGTTGTCCTGGGGGAAGCAGTCTATCATCTTGGCCCATGTGGTGGCTATTCATCGGCCGCACACCCTCTGTGTGCACTGGACCGGGGAGGATGCCGAGTTTTTGGGTGATTTTATGGCCGTTAAAGAGGCCTTCATGGGCCGCTGGCCCTTGAACTATCTGGAGTGGCCCCGCGCACTGTCGCTTAAAGAGGCGATTGCCGAATATGACAATAGCCACCACCATGGAGGCCAGATTGTCGGCATCGCTGCCGAGGAGAGCAAGGGCAGGATGGCCTTATGCAAGACCTTAGACCACGGACGTTGCAAGCTCCTGGCCGATGGCCGTAGCCGCTGTTACCCCATGGCCTGGTGGACAGTTGCCGACCTGGCGGCCTATATTGCTAAGTATGAGTTGCCACTACTGTCACCATACCGGCGCTTTGGCTTGGAGGTGCGCACCTCAACTGGCTGCAAGCCAGGATCCTACACCGAGAGGGCGCTTGACCTAATGAACTCAACAGATGCCGCCGAGATGCGTGATCTCTGGCGTCAAAGGGGATTGGCATGAACTTTAAAGTGATTTTCCATCTTGACGGCTCAGGGGTCTGTTATGATCCATCCGAGCCACTGCACCTTGACGCCTTACTGGCCTGGTGCCTGGCCCCCATGCAATGCAAAAATAAGGAACTTGGCCGCGACGATGTGCCTGAGTTTGTGGCCCTGCCGTTGATCAACTCCAGGATCAATGGCGTTAAGGTATGGCATGCCTCGGCCCTGTTCCCGGATGGGCAGCAAGGGGAAGACCTCCAGTTCTGGCGTAAGCGTTTCCGCCAGGGCCGCGCTGACCTGAGTACCGGCGCACCGGTATTGACCAATGGCACTTACCGGGACTGGAACGCGCCCCTGTCGCTTTTGCTTTGTTCCAGGATGGTGGCTTTTGCCAGCGGCAATCGTGGGGAATGCAAGAAGGTGCTCAAGAAGCAATTGCGCTACCTCGGCAAGAAACGTGCGTACGGACACGGACGGATCGTCTCTATCGAAGTTGAGGAGACGCCGGAAGACTGGAGCCTTGTCCGTGATGGCCAGGCTATGCGCTGGCTGCCTGATCATAACGGGACTCGTCTGGTGCGTTCGATGCCGCCATACTGGAACCGGATCGACCGGATACGATGCCGAGAGGTCGGGGATTTATTGTCCTAACCAGTGATCACCGGAACCGCGCAGTTTGCGGTTTCCGAGTGAATTGCCTGGTTAGTATGCCGGAAATTATTTTTGATGGTTGTAAAATAAATGTTGTTTTTATATCCATTGGGTATATATATACAGATATAGAGAGTGAGGGAATAAACCCAAACAGACAACCAAAGGAGAACAACATGAGCCAACAATACGACGAGATGTGGAATGCGGCAGAGTTTTTGACAGAGTGGGATTATGAAGGAATAGTTTATAAAGCTTTATCGGTTCCTCGTGAGGCGATAGATGAGGATGACGAAAGCCAGGAAGCTTTGATGGTTATTGGCCTTGATTCTGGAAATGTTCGCAGGGTAGATGAGCTTTTTGACCCATGCTATGAGCGCATGGGGCAGGAAGAGAAAGAAACTTTAGCGGAAATTCTTCTGCACGCGCCGGAAGAAGTTAAAGAGTTTGCATTAAAAATCGACGCAATATGATTACAATTAAAGAGGCCCGGTGCAAGCTGGGCCTCACGCAAAAACAAATGTCTGAGTTGCTTGGAAATACTCAACACCGGATTTCCGAAATCGAAAACGGTGTTGACGGTAGATCCGAGACAAAACAACAACTGCACCACCTGGCTGCAATTGAGCTGATATTTGAGCACGGTTTGATTGCTGAGTTGATAGCACGGTGTAAGGCAAACTAACCAGTGATTATCACACCGCAAGAGCTTGCCGAGATCATGGTGCGACTAACGAGGGCAGAAGAACAGCTGTTCTCGCTGGTGGATCTCTCGGAAGGCTAACGCTGCGATACGCGGCCTGTCTGGTGATGACCGAGTCAGAGAGTCGCGGCCTTGGTCTGATTCTGGACGGTGTTCAATACAATTTAAACATGGCCTTAACCGCCCTGTAATAATTTTTAACTCTTTTTTCTCTCTCCACTTTTCAGTGATCCGCCTCCCAGCGGGTCACTGAAGAACCCCCCACCATACCCTGATCGACACCCCTGCTGGTTATGTGACACCGATCACATAACCATTTTTTTCCTCTTTCTGTATATCCAACGCATACTATGTAACGCAATCAATCCATGCTCCGGAGGGAAAAAGTGAAAAGACATGCCCTGCTGCTCTCATTTCTGATGATTATACTTTTTTTGTTCGGCTGTGCTGTCAAATACGAAACAGCCACCAATTCTGCAGGAGTCAGCGCGACTACCTACGAAGGAAGAGTGCTGACCGATGTGGGGATCTGGTCCCAGCTTGTCACCATGTACGATTCCTTTACCAGAACACTTTTTCAAAATCCACCGCCAACCGTCACACCACCTGCAGCAACGGAGGAGGATTTTGAGACTCCAGCTCAGGATCCTCCAGCCGTTGAACCAGCCCCATCGGTACAACCGGCAGAAGAACCACAGGTAGAACCGCCTGCCCATAAATCCTACACGCTGACAGGCAAGGAAGTGGAGATCCTCTGGGTGCCAGACTCAGAGAGCGACCACAAGCTGGTTGTTATCCCCCATAAATCCTATGGCAACGTTTCTGTCAGTCTGAATGGTGAAAAGGGAAAATTTTCCGGACGCGCCAATGGCAATCGGCCTCATTATCGGTTCAGCAAGCCAGGAAAGTACTATCCAGATCCTTCCTTCCTGCAGGTTGATGGCCGGGAGTTTGTGGTCACATCTCCTGCCGAACGCCATGAAAAACTGAAGGAAATCAAATGAGCCTCCTACTCAAACGACAGCAGCAATTTGCCGTTATGGTTGGGCGCCTGCTCAACAAAGCACATGAGCTAAATTTTGCTGTCACCCTGGGTGATGCCTATCGGGATCCACGCTGTCCGTATGGCTCGGAGAACAGCAAACACAAAATCAGACTGGCAATTGATCTGAACCTGTTCCTGGACGGCAACTATCTGGACGATACCAGCCACCACCAGCAGCTTGGCGAGTGGTGGGAATCGGTCGGCGGTATCTGGGGCGGGCGTTTCAACGACGGCAATCATTATGAATGGCCATATTAAAATAATAAAACTGAAAATTGCACTCATCATTATTATTTTCGCCGCGTCCTGTGCTCCCCAGGGCGCGGAAAGAATTGCACCGGAAACGGTCAAGCTGCTGGAAAGCCAACAGGCGGTTGCAGCCTGGGTGCAGACCACCAGAGAAACCGATGAATGTTCCAGCACAGAGGGGCTGCACTGGTTTGCAGAAACGTTCCTGCGCAAAAACTGGCAGGACTGCTGCATCCAGCATGATTTTGATTACAGAAAAGGAAGCAGGTACGGCATTACCAGAAATCAGGCAGACTATGAACTCTGGGCATGTATCGGCGATACAGGTCATCCGGTGGTGGCAAATATTGTCTACACAGCAGTACACCAATTTGGCAGAAGCAGTTGGCGCAAACAATAACCAGAACAAGGAGCAAACGATGGGCGGCTGGAAAACATGGACAGGAACGATCTTGATTGGGCTGTCAGCGGCGATGAGAGCCACTGGTTACGAGGGATGTGCTTCGATCGTTGAGGCCATCGGCGGCATGCTTGGTCTTGTCGGCATTGGGCATAAAATAGAAAAGTCGCGATGAACAGTGATGTCGTGGCGCTGGCCACAATCGTCAAACTGTTTCAGGGATGGGAAGTCTGGGGTGTGTTGGTGGCACTGATCATCGGCCCCTGGATCGCCAACCTGATCGGTAATTATCGGATGGTACAGGCTCTCAACAGACATCAGGAGCTGATAGCCAAGGCGCTTAACGAAATGCAGAACCAGCTGTACGCCAACAGGCTGGCAGATCAGCGGGAATTCGACAAGGTCACCCGGTATTACGAGGACAATGTCAGGCTGGTGGAAGTCTATGAAAAACTGGCCGGGTCGCTGGCTGATATCATCCAGCGTAACACCATGGCCGTCACCAAGCTGATAGACAGAATCGACAACAACCATTTTTGCCCAATGGTCAGAAAAAAGGGAGAAAACTGATGAATAGCAACCGCGCATTGATGCGATATGAAATGGACAAACACCAACAGGAAATCTTGAAAATCAAGACCCGTGTCAAGCTGGTGTTAAACGATCTGGCAGTGCTGCTCAATCCGTCCCTGCGGGAATTTGGGGAAATGGATATAGCCTCTGCTGCGAGGCACATGGACGATCTGGTCATGCTGCAGGGAGAGCTGCTGGGTCACAAGGCCAAAATAGGTCAGCTGGAAGAGATGCTCTATGGCTAATAAGGGCGATCGCGCATTTCTGGAACCACAGGCAATGCGTTTATACACTGACGGTCATGGATTAAGCACGATTGCAGAGCGGCTTGGCGTATCGGTCACGTCGCTGGCGCGCTGGAAATCAGAATCCAAAGTGCCATCAGAAGAGATGGACGGCTGGGACAAAGCCAGAAGCCAGAAGCGCGGCAATGTCCAGAGACTGCGGGACCTCTTCGAGGACCAGCTCCAATATCTGGAAGACCAGCACGCAGAAGACCGGACAGCGCCCATGATGGACACGCTCTCCAAAATGGGATCTCTTTTGGAAAAATGGGACAAGCTGGAAAAGGCGCAGCGTGTGGCGGAAGAGGTGGTCAACGTGGTGAAAGAAGCCAAGGGCGCCGGACTCTCCGACGCCATGGCAGATGATATCAGATCCCGTATTCTGGGCATAGGCGCATAACATGACAACCACAGCGGATGTGCCATATGTCTTTCTGCCCTACCAGCAGGACTGGGCTGCGGATGAGGCGGAAGTCAAAGTGATTGAAAAATCACGCCGGATCGGGCTGTCCTGGTCCGAGGCTGCAGACGATGCCCTGTTTGCAGCCAGGGCTTCAGGAGATGATGTCTGGTATATCGGCTACAACAAGGACATGGCCGAAGAGTTTATCGGAGACTGCGCGTTCTGGGCCAAGCAATACGATCTGGCGGCGGAGGCGGTTGAGGAAGAGGTTTTTGTTGACAAGGACAAGGACATTCTTACCTTCAGAATTCGTTTTAAATCCGGCCACAAGATTGTCGCTCTTTCTTCCAGACCCTCAAATCTGCGCGGCAAGCAGGGCAGAGTGGTGATTGATGAGGCCGCGTTCCATGACGCATTGGGGGAGCTGCTCAAAGCGGCCATGGCACTGCTGATGTGGGGCGGCCAGGTACGGGTTATCTCAACCCATGACGGAGAGGCAAACCCGTTTAATGAGCTGGTAAAAGACATCCGGGCCGGACGAAAACCATACAGCCTGCACAGGATCACTTTTGAGGATGCCGTTGAACAGGGACTTTACAAGCGGATCTGTCTCAGACTGGGCAGGAAGTGGAGCCAGGAGGCAGAGGAAGAATGGAAGGCAGGGCTGATTGCCTCCTACGGTGATGCAGCGGATGAAGAGCTTTTCTGTATTCCCGCCCAGGGTTCCGGCACCTATCTGACCAGGGCGATGGTGGAAGCATGTATGAGCGACACCATTTCGGTGATCCGCTACGAGCAGACGTCTGAATTTGTCCATCTTCCGGATGCAGTGCGGGAGGCAGAGGTCGGGGCATGGTGCGAGGATTATCTGCAGCCGTTGCTGGCAACCCTGGACAAGAAAAGGGAATCGTATTTCGGGGAGGACTTTGCCAGAACAGGAGATCTGAGCATCATTATCCCCCTGCAGGAGCAGCAGAACACAGTCTTCAAGGCACCTTTTACCCTGGAGCTGCGCAACATTCCGTTCCGGCAGCAGGAGCAAATCCTGTTTTACCTCATCGACCGCCTGCCACGGTTCCGGCACGGCGCGCTTGATGCCAGGGGCAACGGCCAGTATCTGGCGGAGGTTGCCATGCAGCGGTACGGCGCCAGCAGAATCAGTCAGGTGATGCTCTCCGAGTCGTGGTACCGGGAAAACATGCCCAAGTATAAAGCGGCCTTTGAGGACCGTTCCATCCTGCTGCCAAAGGATGCGGACATCATCGAAGACCACCGGGCATTCAAGGTAATCAAGGGGGTGGCCAAACTGCCGGAAAAAAAAACCAACGCCAGAGACAAGAAACAGCGCCACGGTGATTCCGGTATTGCCGGGGCCATGGCATGGTATGCCACCAGACAGGAAGGCGGCGGGGAAACAGAATACAAATCGGTCAGCAAACGCACAACCAAGCGGGGAGCATTTTAAATGGCTGTCATTTTATACGATCAGTTCGGCAGGGAAATAAAAAAACAGAAGGCGCCTGAGAAGCGCGCTCTGGCTGTTGCCCCTATTCTGGACTCTTTCCGGGACTATGTCACAGACGGCCTTACTCCTGAACGGCTGGCAACAGTTTTCAAGGAAGCGGATGGCGGCAATGTCTCCCGGCAGGCAGCGCTGTTTGAGCAGCTGGAGGAGAAAGACGGCCACTTGCTCTGTGAACGTGACAAACGCAAGAATATCATTTTGGATCTGGATTTTGAAGTGGAGCCTGCCAGTGATGACGCCAGAGACATCAAGGTTGCCGAGTTTATCGGTGATTTTTTCAAAAACCATTCCGACTGGGATGACTGCCTTGTTTCCCTGCAGGACGCAGTGGGCAAAGGCTTTGCCGCTATGGAAATCCATTGGGATGTTTCCGAGGGGATGGCTATGCCCGGCAAACTTGAGTTTCTTGAACAGCAGCGTTTTCTGTTTACCGACAACAATGGCTTATTGCGGCGCTTTCCCCTGCTGCTTTCTGATGAGCATACCATGGGCGCCGAAATCCCAGCATGGAAGGTGTTGCTCCATCAATACGGCGGCAAAAGCGGCCATGCAACCAGATCCGGCATTTACCGGGTAGCAGCATGGATGGTGTTATTTAAGCATTACGCCATCAAGGACTGGGTAATTTTTTGCGAGACCTACGGCATGCCGCTGCGTCTGGGCAGATATGATCAGGGCGCAAGCAGTGAGGACCGGGCAGCGTTGCTCGCTGCCATTTCATCACTGGGCACTGATGCGGCTGGGATCATCTCCAAAAGCACGGAGATTGAATTTGTCGAGGCCTCGCAGGGATCTGTCAAGGGAGATCTGTGGCGGATGCTGGCCGAGTTCTGCAACGGCGAGATATCCAAGGCCATACTGGGGCAGACCTTGACCGCCGATGTGGGAGAGTCTGGCAGTTATGCAGCATCCAAAACTCATGACGGTATTCGGCTGGATCTGCTCAAGGCAGACGGACGCGCCGAAGCAGCCACCATCCGCAACCAGCTGATCCGTCCCATGGTCGGGTTCAATTTTGGCTGGGATACCAGGATTCCCGGCTATTTTGCCCGCCTGGATGAAGACGAGGATCTGGACGCCAAGGCGAGCTGGGTGGAGAAGATCACCAGAATTCATCAGGTTCCTGCCTCCTGGCTCAACAAAGAATTTAATATCCCGGAGCCGAAGAAGGGAGAACTGATGGTGGGCGGTGGAGGCCAGCAACAGCCAGCTCCTGTACAGCCACCCTTTGCAGCAAAGCTGCTGGTTGCCAAGGACCGGAACACGGCAGGCTTTACCGAAGAGCAACAGGCGCTGGAAGAACTGGGGGACGAAGCCATTGAACAAACCCATCTTGATGCCAATGAGCAGAAACTTCTGGAAACGGTGCGCTCCTCTGCCTCGTATGAAGAGGCGATGGAAAAAATCATTGCGCTGTATCCGGACATGGATATGTCCAGCCTGCAGGCGGTAATGGAAATGGCGGCTTTTAACGCCGAGATGTTTGGCCGCAAGGTGGCCCGTGATGGCATTTAAGTTTGCCTTGCTGCCTATGGAGGCAGCACAGATATTCTGGCGCGACAAGGTGCAGGTGTCACCCTCTGAGTTTAGGGAGCTGGAGAACGAGGCCAAGCTCCGGGCCTTTGCAGTCTCCGGCATTGCCAAGGGCGACGAACTGTCGACCGTATACCTGGCACTGCAGAAGGCCGTCGACCAGGGCACAAGTTTTGAGCAGTTCCAGAAGGAATGCGCAGGCATCTTTGAGCGCAGAGGCTGGACCGGGAAACGGGCATGGAGGATTGACAACATCTTCCGCACCAATATCCAGACCGCCTATAACGTCGGCCATTACCAGCAGCTGATGCAGGACCGTGATGTGCTGGAGTACTGGCAGTACAGCGCCATCAATGACAGGCGGGTGCGTCCCACCCATCTGGCAATGGATAACAGGGTCTGGCCCGCCAATCATCCGGTCTGGGCGACATGGTTTCCGCCAAACGGCTACAGGTGACGTTGCTCAGTAATCGGCCTGACCGGGAGTCAGGTGAAAAAAAGGGGATTGACGGTTGAAGAGGAAGATATCACCCAGCGCTTGATCGAACCCATAGACCCGACCACCGGCAACCGGACACCTGCTGTCCAGATGCTGCCGGACATCGGTTTTGAATACAACGCCGGGGCGAGCTACTGGCAGGGCATGGGCGAACTGCTCACCGAGCGGATAGCCTCCTGGCCGGAGCCTGTTGCAAAGGCCGCGCTGGCAGAAATGGCCACACCATTAGCAGAAAAACTGGAGATAGATGTAGACAACATGACGGTGAAGGAATGGCCAGACAAATGA